GAGGTCTGGGTGGATGTATCCGACGTACATTCCGCCGAATGTTGGTACGTTCTGTGAACGGAGACGAGCACGAGCAACACGAATGTCAAGTGATGAGATTGTGTTTGATGCTGTTACTCCGGCACGTGTAGTAACAGAAGTCTGAAGCGAAGTTGCTCCGAGTCCTGATGCGTACTGTACGTTTGTACCCTGGTCAAGTGCAGCACGTGCAATTGTGTCAATTGAAACTCCAGCGTTGTATCCAACTACGTTGGCAACAATTGGGTCAATGTCTACGTATGACGTTCCACGCAACTTGGCAGTGGTAAGCACTGCGTTACCGTACTCAGCAAGTGTCAGGGTAACCTGGCTGTCTGAAAGAGCAACAGTAGAAACGTCGCTTGTTTCAGTCAACGCAGCAGCCTGAATTGCTAGGTCGTTAACGATTGTGAACTTTACCGATGAACCAGGCATTGCTTGGTGCGTAGGCTGAACATCAGCGGCTGCATCGAAGTAAAGTTCTGGACGAAGGGCAAAGTATGCCATGCGGTCATAGGCGGCTTGAGAGAAATCAAGCGTACTAGAACCTGTATATGCGTCAACCATTGTGGTTAACTCCTTTTCTTTAGTGGTTTAAGTTTTTAGGCTTAGAACGCACCGCGAGAAGAATACATTCCGAGTTTCTGCCCAGAATCACCTTCAACGATTCTCATGACATCTTCGGGGGTCTTCGCTTCAGCAAGGGCATTTAGGTATTCCTGCTGGGGGTCTGGCATTGCGCCTGTAGTCCCAATAGTCGCACCCTGCGCTCTGCGTAAAGCCGCAAGTTCCGAGTCATCTGATGATGTTTCTTCTGAAGCCTGGATAATGCCGTATTCCTGGGCTGCTGCACGAATCGCTTCTTGTGAAGCCTCTCCGTCATAAGCCTTGCGGAATAGTTGACCTAATCCTGAATCTGGAATCCCAGCCTTTGAGAATTGAACTTCACGCTTCTGCGTTTCTAATTCATTTCGCACTGACTCTAATTCCTTACGAGCCTTCTCTGCTTCACGCAACTGCTTCCGAATATTCGGGTCTAGCGGTTGACGCTCTTCAGTTTCAACTTCGTCAAATTCATCATCGTATGCCATGTAATCGCTCCTTGCGGTACGCACTTTACCAGAGGTTAATAAAGCGGCTAATTTTCAGCATTGTTGTACGCACCTGGGGCATGCCCTCCCAAGCGGGTTAAATAGTTAGCGCACCTACGGCCACATAGGGCCAACTATCTATGAACATTGTATCACTTAAGTGAGTAATGTTACGTTCTTGCGGAACCTATTCCGGTTACTCCCTTGTTAGTTTCCAAGTATCCACCACCTTTTTCAAACGGGGCGGCTGCGGCTTGTTCTGCCCTAGCAACTTGAACCTGCTCGGCTGCCTGGTTAGTTCCACCAAACCCTGCCAGTTGAGACCCGATAAGTTGAGTGGTATTAATAGTTGGGGTTCCAGCACCTGGAGCAGATTTAATAAGTTCCTCGTCACGGCTGGCTGTCAAAAGCGATTGCTCAATTTGGCTAACCCCGTAACCCAGTGGCTGGTTGCCTGCTGTGGCAGACAATTTAGCCATGTCAGCAAGTTGAGTAAATCCTTCGGCTGTAATACCACTGTTCAAACCCACGCGCTGAGCGTAATCCTGTAGACCGGCTGATGCCACCTGACGTTGCATGACGGGTAAAGCGTTTTTAGGATTAGCGTAGTAAGCCATAAGGTCACTGTGGTTAACACCGAACTGATTAGCCAAGATGTTTTTAACATTCTGGTCAGCGCTAGTTACTGCTGAGTAAATGTCCGATACGCGCTGTTGGTATTCCACTGGTGAAACGTTGCCTTTAATAAGTTCACCTATTTGTGCCTGTGATGGCATAGGTGCACCAAATTGGGTTGCAGATTGTTTGATTTGGTCAGTGTAAGTCATGTACTGGTTTTCAGTCATGTGAGTAGCACCTGGGCTACTGTTGTATTCAGCAAGTCCAGGAAATGCGTCATTGTATGCTTTGGTCTTACGAATCTGGTCAATGATTTCGTTAGCGTTTTTCATACCAGCAACAGCAAAACCGTGAACCATTTTGGCTATTGTTGGGCTATCAAGTCCCCACGAAAAAAGCGTGCTGTCAGCAGAAGATTCTGCGTCGTACATTGCAGTCTGACTAGCACCAAGAAGAACTGCATTGTTACCAGAAGCAAGTGCTTTTGCATCCGCAGACAGAACTGCTTGTTGCTTAGAGTAGTTAATAAGGTTAGGTACATTAATGCCACCTAGGTTTCCACCGTTGAGTGCAAGTACACCAGCAACCGCTGTAGCGGCTGCGCCTACTGATGAGAAGGCGGGGTCACTAAGACCTGAAAGACCCATAACAGCCTGAAGTACATTTCCAGGCATGTTTGCGCCACTGAGGGCACCACGTAAAGCATCTTGAATAGGAATGGTATTTCCATTAGAGTATGAAGAAGGAAGGTTTAGTACCTTTCCACCCCACTGCTTTGCCAAGGCTGCTGGTATGTTGTATGGCTTTGCCATAAGTTGTGCTTGTGTTGGAAGGGTTATCGTTCCAGAAGAGCCAGAAGTGCCACTTGTTGGTAGACCCAGTTGTGCTTCTAGTTGTTGTACCGTAAGTTTTTTAACCATTATTGGTTTCCTCCAAATCCTTCGTTAATTGCATCAACAACTTGCTTAAGGTTACGTTGTCCGTCTGGTGTTTGTAGCCAACCAAATGTTGGTTCTGACTTAAGGTAACGAGTCCATTCACTTAGGCCCATAGGCGCAGGTCGTCCTGTCTGTGGCTCAACGCCACCTGACAATGCCATAGCGTGACGTGAGTCACCAATAAAGTCAGGCTCAAAGTGTTCTCCAAGAACACGCTTACCCACTTGACGGTATGGGTCAAGTAGGTACGCGGTAGGAATGCCTGCTTTAATCTGTGGTGCAAGCGTTGGGTACAGACCCTGGGCTACCGTCTTGACGTGTTCCTCAAAGGCTTTAAGGGTGTCGTCAGAAGTACCATCTGATGTGCCGGCGATGTCATGTAAAGTTTGCTCACTAAACGGGACGTGGTAGTTATGTGCAATGGTACGCATTGTGTCAACCGCTGAGTTTGGCTTTGGCATGACCGGTGCTTGTGGTTCTGGTGCTTTTGCTTCTACAGGCTTGCTTTTAGTGGCGGCTAATGATTCCGCTGCTGTTAATGGTGCTTGAGCACTAGGCATTGTGTCTGTCATTGTTGTTCCTATTTAGTTGGTATCTTTGATAACACTGATGAAAGAAGGTATTCCTGGTTTTTAAACATTGGATTTTTGGACCAATCAATGCACTGCTTGTACCAAGAATCTGCTGCTTGGTAGGCGGCTGAGCCATGGCCTGCCAATGTTAACGCCGTTACTTTTTGAGCAACAGCGGTGTATTGATTAAGAAGGTACGTTAATTTTACCACGTTGTCATTTCCAACAGCCTTTTCTGCACCGTTCCATTTAACAAAATCTTGTAATTCACGAATAACTTGTGCTTCTTGGCTCTTCTTGGTTCCACCAAATGACGAGTTGTTGTACCAAACTGAGTTCCAATTGTTTGAATACCACTGAACCATTGCCTTGAGTTCCTTTTGACCGGCAGAAGAAATGGTGTTTTTATCGCTACCAGGACGGTCCCAAGTACCAAACTTTTTGTAGTAGTAAGGTTCAAGAAATTTGTAATAGTAGTCATTACCAAGTTGAGTAAGCAATGCTTCTTTGTACTGTTCCATTGATGATTGTTGGTTAATACCTGCTGTTATTAATGCTTGGTGTGCGCCAGGTGTATAACCGGTGTTTCGTGGTGTCATAACAGCCATAAGGTTAGGGAACTGAATTACTGCGCTTGGGTCTCGATTCCAAAGTTCCATAAACGAAACGTTCTCAGGGAACCTTGCACCTTGACGCTTTGGAGCAAGGTCAAGAATGTTGTATGGGTGTTCCTTTGACCATTTCTCTGAACCATCCATAAACGTGTATGGCTGACCTGTTGTTGGGTCTACTGAGTTCATAATTTTTTGAAACTCTGCGTCTGCAGAAAATTTGTCCTGAACACTTAATGCCGCAGGAGAACCAAAGCCAATTGCAGCCTTAACAACGTACATAGTTAACGCAGCCATGTGAGCCTTGTTCATAATGTCAGTCCACTTGTTACTCTGCATAAGTTTGGTCATCTTCATGTCAACGTACGCAGCAGAAAGCATTTCCTTTGTTTGCTCGTCAACGCCTTTCCAATCCATAGAAGCATTAAGTTCGTCATAGAACATTTTGCGTGAAGCGTCCATGGCATCGTTAACAACACTCATTTGAATTGATTCAATGGCACTGGTGTGCTGAATTTTAGAGATGTCTCCGACTGTACCAATAACGTCGCGAACCAATGTCGATGGAAGAACGTCACTGAAGTAACCTGAGTTAGCAGAAATTTTTCCTAGAAATCTTTCAAGGAACTGTTGGTAACCAGGATGCTCAATAAATGCTTTACCAATTAACTTAAGTGGAATAGTTACTAATGGTCCCCATGAAGGCGTTGTTATATCGTTAAAGATTCCCATGCCTGCTTCTCCACCCGTAGGAATAACCGAAGAAACAGAACCTTCTGACATTGAAAGACCAAATCCTAGGTTTTTCATTAATGCTGCTTCTGATGGGTTGAACCCAGTACCAAGGTTCATACCCACACCAGCAAACATGTTAAGAAGAAATTGACTTCCTGGGATTGCTAACGATGGTGATGTTCCGTCCTTAGTGTTAATGCTTACATAGTTAGTTACACCAAGGCACATTTTTAAGTAGCGTTCAAACGCACCTGGGTCGTCTTCAAAAACTCGTAACGAACGTCGCCATGCTTGATTTTGTGCAAAGTAAAACGGTGCTGCAACACGAATGTTGTTTTCAAAATTGGTACGCTCCATTGGGTTGTGGACGTACTTTTTCATGTTGCGAAGAGCCTCGTTGTCAGCCATGACTTCTGCTTGGTCAAGGCTTATAAGGTTTTTGCTAACCATGTCGCGGATTCCGCCCTCCATGGCTAAGTGATACTCAAGAAGGTAAATAGGCTCACGAACAAGTGAGTTAACAATTTTACCAAATACCTTGTCGTGTCCAAAGTTAGATATTTCGTTAAGAAAACTTCCATCTGCTAAAGCGTCCCAACGCTTGTAGTCTTGGAATCCACGAGCAATAATGTCACGAGGGTGAGACTTGCCCATGTCAACCAATTGTTGTGCAATCTTTGATGGCATTTCAATTTCGCCAGTAGTTACTTGACGAATAAACGGCTCATGAAGAATGTAACCTTCACCCTTAATACCACTAACAAGACCTAGGCCATCTGATACCAATGCACGTGCCCAGTCTGCTTTTGGACCAGTAGTCCATGATGCTCGTGTTGGGTCAAGGCTAGTTCGATAACTTGGGTCAAATAGTTCCCAACTGTTACGACGGAAACGGTTAAGTGACTCTTCGCTGTAAACGTTCTTTAGACGGTCATGAGCAGCGTATTCCAAACGCTTCTTTAGTTCTTGCCATTCAGCAGGAGTGTAGATGTGGTCTGCACCGTTTTCGTCTAATGCTTTTTCAATGTCACGCATGACATCCCACTTCATAGGTGCTACGTCGTATTGAGCACGGTGGAATGCTTCGTGCAATGCAGTAGCCATGTTCCGACCATCAGCAGTAACAAACTTAGGTGTACGGAATGTGTGGTGCTGAACTGCGTTACCTTGGTCGTCTACACCGTAGGTGTACTCACGTGCAGCCTTGTGGAATAATTCAGGCTCAATAAGGCTTTCTGCTTCGTGCACGCCTCCAGGCAAGTGACCGTTGTGGCGCATGATAACGCTAGTAAAGTCATCAAGCATGCGGTACCACTGGTCTTGGTTAATGCCATTAAGAAGACCACGCTCAACACCCATAAGAGCACCAGCAAACATGTCACGTACTGGCTTAGAACCTGAGTGAAGTACGTTTACAATAACGTCCATTGCTTGTGAAACAGTTGACTTAATTAAGTCTTCTTCACTACGCTGCTGACCATTCTTGCCCCATTTACCAAAGACACGCTTTGGCATTTCTGGTGTTGAGTAGTTGGTGCGCACTTCATCAGTAAGGTGCTTACCCAATGGTTCACCCATCTTTAGGTCTGCAATTTCTTTTGCTTGTGCTGCAGTCCAATTTGATTCGCCATTACTTATGTTTCTACCAATAAGTCGGTGGTAAGGAAATGAATCAAAGCCAATAGCACTT